CACCAATATTGTTTTCTTGGATAGCATCCATTAATCTATTTTTCATAATACCCGAATTTATATCAGTAGTCATATTATATATTATAGATATAATTTGAATACATATATCAAATTAACAGGTAAATCCTATTCAAAATGCAATCATATGATAAATTATCAAAAGATGTGTCAAAAGATGAGCCAAAAGATGAGCATTGTTCTAGAAAATGTAAAGCATATTCTATAATAATATTATTAATAGTTTGTCTAATTGTAATGTTGATTGTAATATCATTTGGCAATTATAAATTAGGTTCAAATAATAAGGCAAGTTTATATTTGATAAACCATCATGATTGTAATGATTTAGATTATGTATATAGACCAAATAAAAATAGATATGGATGTTGTCAATTCAAAGATTATTTGAATAAAACCTATACAATATCAATGTCTAGAAATATAAAGAGAGATGAAAGTGGAAGTAATTGTCCAACATATAATAATTTAATATATGATTATATTGATTATATAGAAACATATTCTACATATTTTAATATTAATCGAGATATTGCAGAAAATTGTATTATAAATAATATAACATTACCGTTAGAAGATGGACACTGTCCATCTACATATACTATAAAATTGGCATATGAAAATTATTATGTATCACCATATTCAGATTATATATTTTTAGGAATAATCGTATCACTATTTCTATGCTTTATCTCTCAGTGTTAATTGTATTTATTATCTAATATTTTCTCCTAGTTTAGAAAAAATGTTTAATGAAATTTCATTAAACATTTTTGTATAATTTCTTTCTTCCATCATACGCCTATGTACACTGGGATATGGTCTCATAGTTGATAAGTGTCTACTGATACTCTCCATAATACTTGGATCATAACGAACGCTACCTATTGGACCTTCTCTGCTATGCATAGCTTTCATAGATGCCAAACGTTGTTTTGATTTTGTTAGATTTTTACGTCTTGTTAAATTCCCTCTAAATCTACTTTGTATATTTCTGGATGCTATATGTTGTCTAAGTAATCTTACAATATCATGGCGTCCGCCACTTTCTGCCCATATTAAAGCTGTCATACCACTATTGCTTCTAATATTGGGATCAGCACCATGATCTAATAATAATCTTACAAATTCTATATGCGTCTGCTGGCCGCCCGCGGCCAGCAGTAATAAAGCTGTTTGACCATCATTGTTTCTAATATTGGGATCAGCACCATTATCTAATAACAATCTAACTATATCAATATAACCCCTCTGGAGTGATGCAGTCATTAAAGCTGTTTGACCATCATTGTCTCTAATATTGGGATCTGCACCATGATCTAATAATAATCTTACAATTTCTATATGACCCAGACCGAAACGAGCTTCCAGTAATAAAGCTGTATTGTCATTATTGTCAGTAATATTGGGATCTGCACCATAATCCAATAACAATCTCACCATTTCTGTAGGACCATAAGTTGATGCCTTCATTAAAGCTGTTCCACCCCTATTGTTTGTAATATTGGGATTAGCACCTGAATCCAACAATTCACGAACGCGTTTTATATTGCCATTAATTACTGTCCTAATTAAATCCATTATAATATAACAAATAAATAAATCTTTTTTTTAATAATATAACTAATATTTATTTTCCATTATCTTTTTTAATGTTTCTCTTCCAATACTAATATTTTCATTTAATTGTAATAATCGGATACAATTTTTAATATTTGTTTCATAATCTGATTTGTATAAAGTGATCTTTTCTAATACATCATCATATTTTTTTGGTTTTCTTTTTTTTTCTGATTTATCGTATTGTAATATGATACCTTTATCAGTTTGAACGTATCCCTCTATTACAAGATTACCATATGTAACATTGTCATGACATTTTTTACATAATTGAACTAAATTATGATCATTGTTTTTGTGAAAATGTGTAAAATTACCATTACTATCAGCTTCACATTGTTCAACTATATGATGTGTTTCTTCTGCTAAATTGCCACACACTTTACATTCATCTAATACTATATTTTTATTATAATGAGATACTTTAATATTATCTTTTTTGATAGTAATACTTTTAGCAATATCTAAAAACTCTTGAGGCAATCCTAATGCTTCACATACTTTTATACCATATATAGAAGGTCCGGGACCTGGTTTTAATTTGCGATCATAAATTAAAATATCATTTTCTTGTTTAATTTGTAAATGATAAATATGTAAATTATCTAATTTATTTATTTCATCTAATTCAGTTAATTGATGTAAATGTGATGTAAAAATAAAACTACATTTACGATTACATAATGTATGTAAACCTGCATAAACAATTTTAATAGCAGATATTGTTTCAGTACCTGAACATACTTCATCACCTAATACTAATGATTTATCATCCGCTAAATTTATAATACTACGCAATTCATTCATTTCAACAGCAAATGTAGATTCAGATTTAAATATATTATCATTGTTTAATATTCTTGTAAATATTTGTGTATATGGTGAAAATATAAATTCTTTACAAGCAACAAATAATCCCGCTTGTGCCATAATTAAATTTAATCCAATCGCTTTCATAAATGTAGATTTACCACAAGCATTTGTTCCAAATAATAATATACCATCTTTATTTAATATAATATCATTTGTAACATATGGAATATCCCGATTAATTCTTTCAACAATAGGATGTCTAATTTCTTTTGCATCGATAAAACTATTATTATTTTGAATCGTTGGTTTGTAATAATTATTATCAATTGATAATTTAGCACCAGTACAATAAAAATCAATATCTGATATTAAATTATGAATTTGTTTTAATGATATATTATATGTATCATATAAATTAATAATAGTTTCATCGTAATACTGTTTATTAAATTTAGATAATTGCTTATATAAATAGTATTTCTTTTTTGAAATATCTTCCATAATTTTACATTTAATTATAGTATTATTACCATCTTTTGTTTTATATGTAAAATCTTCTCTTTTTAATGTATAAATAATTTTATTATTATCATCTTTAATATGTATATTATTATCACCTATATTAGTAATTCTATTCTTAAAAGTTAGTGCTCTTTTTTTTGTACAATATAAAAACCATTCGCCATCTTTACCATCACTAACTTTAATACAATCCCGATTATCATCTATAAATTTACTTAATCTATTACATATATATTGAATATGACGATCATAATATAATATATCTGTATCAATATTATCAATATATTCAAAATTATTTTTTATAAATATAGAACGTCGAATATTTTCAATTGAATCATTTGTTATTTTTTCAAAATCAAATATATTAATTAATTCTTTCATAAACTTATCATAATTTTTTAAATGTATATTATATTTTTCATCAATATCATCTTGCTTTAATTTTCTAAATATTTTTTTTACAAATTCATAAGATAAATATGTAGAATATAAATTGTAAGGTACTAACATATTTAAACTCATTAAACGTAAAGTTTTATCTAAATCACATATTTGTGATAAATCATTTCTAATATCAATATAAAAATTATTATTTCTATATCTTTCAATCATATCATATCTATTTTTTATTTCAATATGATCAATTAATGGATATAATAATTTATCTTTTAATGATCTTTTACCCATAGATGTCATACATATATTACAAATTGCTAATAAAGATTCATTTGGACCTTTAAAATAACTATAATTATTAACTATATTTAATTGTCTAATACTATTAGATGTTAAAGTCATATAATTTTTTTCATGGTATTCTACAGGTTTTTCAATATTATGTAATATATCGTTTTTATGTTCTTTAATATAAAATAATAAATATAAAAAAGACATTCTTTTTTCATTATTTGTATCAATATTTAAAAATTGAAATACATTTAACATTGATTTTATTTTAAAAATTTGTTTTAAAATATCAGATTGATAACTTGGTTTTTTATAAATTTGATTATTTAAATGATTAATTCTAAAACATTCATTATTTAAATCCCATTTATTTATAATATCATCGCGAGTTAAATTATAATTTTCTGTATGAAAAATACATTCAGATGGATTGTAAAAATTAATTAATCTAGAAATTTCATCAATACAAAAATTATTATCTTTATTATGTATTATTTCATGTATAAAACTTTTACCAGTAGATAAATCAATTGCTGAAACACCTGCTTCAATAATATTATTATTTTTATAATTGAAATTTTCAATATATATACTCAATAAATAATTACTATAATTTTTATTATGAAAAATAGTTGTTCCTGGTGATAATATTTGAGTAACTTTACGTTCGGGATTTGGTGGTTCAGTTACTTGTTCTACTAGAACAACTGTATAATTATTTTCTAATAAATTAGATAAATGTTTTTCCTGTGATATTAATGGAAAACCAGCCATTAAATATTTTTTTTGTATATCTCCCGATTTATATGTTTTTTTACCAACTATAATATGTAAAATATCATCACATATATAATTAATATCTAACTCTCCTAATAAATTATCTTTTTCTAAAGATGTACACATTTCAAAAAAACTACCTAATTGTATTAATACAATTGTTTTATCACCATATTTAGTTTTATAATCTTTTACATAATTATCATATTCAAATAATATATGATTATTCATACTTAATTATAATATATAATAAATCTTTAATATAATTAATTTGAATATATAATAAAATCTTTAATTATTAAAGAATGTCGGTAAAAGAATGTCATAAAAATTTAAATTATGAATATATAGATTGGGAAAATTTCAGTAATGTAAATATATATGAAAACGGAATATGTGAAGGAAAAAAATGTCCAATAATTGTTACTTATAAAAAAAAAAAATATGTATTAAAAGAAGTAAATAAAAGAATAAATTATGGAATAGATTATTTAGTTATAGATAAATGTAAAAAAATATTTGGTTTAAATAATATGAATATTAATATTATTAATAGTAATAAAGGATTAATAAAAAAAAATACTAAAATAAATAAATATGCAAATAATTGTAAAATAGATAATAAAAATTGTATATATTGTATGATGTATTACTGGGATAATATAGGTGATATGAGAACATATATAGATATTGCAGACAATGATACTATATATCAATGTATAAAAATTATATTATTTGATGGATTATTTTTAAGCAGTGATAATATTATAAGAAATATACTAATTAATCAGAATCATGAATTATTGAGTATAGATGAAGATGATTTATTTGGAAAAACAAAATATATATTTGGAAAAAGTCCATGGTGTAAAAAAGAAAAATTTAGAGAAATGTTATATAATATTATTAAAGAGTTTATGGATAATAAGGAGATTATTAAAACAAAAGTAAATAAAATATTTATTAAATATAATTTAAATTATAGTGATATATTCAATTATAGAATAGATAATTTTAAAGATATAGTTGAATATGAATTTTAATT